GTTTTCACTATTGTTCATTGCTGGTCTTACGGCTCCTGGCTGTCCGTTTTCACGTACAATCAGTATTAATTGCCTACCCGGAACCGAATATATAACCTGTATTAAGCCATTGGATTTCTCCTTTCGTTTACTAAACTAATTTTATCTTCGGATGTTTTATTTGCTAATATAGCTCCTATTCTTATCTTCATTGTGTAAAACTATGTCAAGTCTTAACTCTAATAATTTTCAAATAAATACTTCTAAAGGTGCCGGTGAGGAGGTGCAAGTTCAAGAACAAGTCACTAACGTCTTCTTTGCTGAAGAGCGTGAAGTTTCTTCTTCTAAAGTTTTTGCCTCTGAACCTACTTTTTCCTCTTCTTATGTTGACTCTGTTAACATGCCTGAACAAAAATGGCTCCTTTCTGAAATTCTTACTCGTCCTGTTCAACTCCCTACAGTTGAATGGTCTACTGCTACCGCTGCTAAAAATATAATTGCTTCTTTTGATATTCCACGTTCTATTTATAATCTTTCTATTGTTCCTATTTCTGTATTACTCAGCTTTATGTCTTTTCTTCGTGCTGATTGGACTCTCCGTCTTCAATTAAATTCTCCTAAATTTTCACAAGGGAGATTACTTGTTTATTTTGATCCTCTTAATAACCGTCCTTTTGCTTCTGGTGGTAGTTCTAATAATTGTATGTCTTTTTATAATTTAATGGTACTTCCTCATGTTTGGTTAGATCCTTCTGACTCAAAAGTTGTGGAATTAGTCATTCCATACCGTCATTTTCTCGACTATTTTCGTCTTAACTATTCATCTGTAAATACTCAAGATCCACGTGAAAATTCACTTGGGCGTGTCCATTTCATTGTTTTTAATCCTTTAGAAGTCTCTACTGGTACTACAACATCTGTCTATGTCACACCATCTATCTACGCCCAGAATCCTAGTGTACATGTTCCTACCGCTCAACATGATCTGGAAACTCCTTTGTTTTCTGTTCGTGAGTGTGGTTTAACCGACGTTATTGGTGCTGCAACTGATACTTTTAAAGCAGGTGCTGCTATTGCTTCTGGCTCTCCTACTATGGTTAGTTCTACTCTGAAGGCCGTTGGCAGTGTAGCTAAAGTTTTACAAGATCTCGATCGCCCTCTTTCTGTTGGTGAAGTCATTTTGCCTTGTAATCGTATGCTTGCTCCTTTCTCCCATGGTTCTGGTGTTGATTCTTCTATTAGATTGTCTCTTCTTGAAGGTTCTCAAACCCAAACTCCATCCGAAATAGCTGGTGATGCTCATAAAGAATCTGATCTTTCTCCGATACTCAAAATTCCTACTGTAATTTCTATTCAGGATTGGTCCTCTACACAGGGTTCCGATACACCTTTGTTTCTTTTACCTGTTACTCCTAACTATCACATACAAGAAGCTTATTCCTCAACCACTTATATTGGCTCTTTCTCCAACCTTGGAGCTTGGGCATCTCGATTTAAATACTGGCGAGGTGGTATTCGTTTCATTTTTGATTTTGTTTCTACGCAATTTCATGCTGGTCGTCTCCGTGCTTCTTTCTTTCCTAATCAATTCTTTGGTCTTTTAGCCGATGCTCCTAGTTCTGCTGCTGGTACTTCTGTTCCTAATATGATAATGGATTTGCAAGCTAAGAAAGAGTTTGAGTTCGTTGTGCCTTGGTATAGTGGAACTCCTTATCGTAAATGTACACATCCCTATGATGCTACACAGGAAATCAATCAACATTTTCGCAGTAATAATTATGGGGTTTCCGGCACTGTAGTTATTTATGTTCTCAATCCATTAATTGTTAATAATAATGCTCCCGCTGCTATTCATATCAATGTTCTCATGTCCGGGGCTGATGATTTTGAATTATTTGGCCCTTGTCCTCCTCAACCAGAATTGGTGAATCCTGTTCTGTCCTCTATAAATCCGTTAACCGACGAAAATCTAGAAGAAGTTTTTGAATGTGGTTTGACACAAGTTCCTGGTGATGTCATTGAAGGTGAAGATATGATTCTTAAACCCGTTGCTAATATACTCTCGCACGGGTCTGGAATTGTTAAATCTCCTTCAATGTATCAGGCAGGTGAGTCCCATATGAATATTAAGAACCTCATTCGTCGTTTTGGCTTTCATTCTCGCTTTGGTTTGCCCGATCCGATGGTTGTTGCTCCCGCTTGTGTGCGTATTCGTATTCCCCAAAATCCCACTTTAACATTTAATGTAAATTCTAACACTGATAATACCTCTTAATTTATTTTCTTTTATAAATTCTTTGTTCGCAATGTGGAGAGGTTCTATTCGTTATAAACT